CATCAAACGGTGGGCAGGTGTACGACGACCTTATCCGAATGAATCCACCCCGTCAGGGCTGGTTAGTATGTTAAATGATGGGATTGTCGTACTTTCCCGATTGTATTAACAATAAAAGATACCTACTATGGTCAATAGTTATTCTTAGTTCATATTTAAAATCATAAGCATCCCAGTGTGGTTTTGATTTGATGAATTCAATCATCTTGGGTTGGCTCCATCGTTTACCACTTCTATCAAATCTAGGCTTACCATAATTCTTATGAAGTGATGGAAACCTGTATTTATATTTAGAACGAGTTATCCACATTTTCAATCAGTTTCTCGATCTTCCATGCAGTTACATCGGTAAAGAATCGGTCGTTCCATTCGCGAGCTTCAACGCTTACTTGGCATTTTACTTGCTCACCTGTTCGGAACATATTGACCATCGCCAGGAGTGGGTCGGCTTTGACTGTTACAAGTACCTTCTTGGCGAACTGGCCATCGGTGTACTCCATCACGAAGTTTTGTTTTTTCCAGGCTTTACCTGATTTTGACTCTCCCTGTTCGATTGGGAAGATTCGGATAACTTTTCCTTGGATTTCCATATTTATTTGTTTTAAGTTGGTAACAATAAGAAACCCCCTAGGATGGTGACAGACATCTTTTGGGGGTACTTGTGGTGGGGAATCACCAATTTCTTGATACGTCTGTCACAACGATGCTGCTAAACTAATGCAGATTTTCGCCAAAAAGTCAAAAGTCGATAACTGATAAGTCACCCCTTTAACGATTTCCGAACTGGCCTGCCTCCACCATGCTTGGTAATGTTAGTAAGGCAGTTCGTAAGGAACTTAGGGTCTTTCTTAATGCCGTTGCGCCTGCGATACGATTTGATTTTGGCAGGTTCCACTCCTATGTGGGTGGATATTTCGCGATCTGAGAGCATGCCATTGGCTATGATGAAATCGACTTGCTTTTGTGTCCAGCGGTGGTTCATCGGCATTGCTCGCATTCAAATCCATACTGCGCACCCCGGTCAATGATGCGGTTATGTTCATCTAGTTTGGCACCGCATAGGCATCGACCTGTTTCCTTGATGCGTTTGAGTTCAGCCTGGTGCTGGCGGTCCCAATAGTATTGGCGGTAGTGTTTGCGTAGGGTCATGGTTAGAAGATTTCGAGTTGTTGAATTTGTTTAAATCTTTTATCGGCATCTTGTAAATTCAATATAGCCTGTTTATAGTATGAATCTTTTAATTCAATGCCAATAGCTTTTCTACCCATTGATACAGGACTGTAAACTTCAGAACCAACCCCCATGAATGGGGTTAATACTACCTCATTTGGATTGGTATATAAATAAACCAGCCTATCAATTACATCAAGTTGAAGTGGATGAACGTGTTTTTCGTCATCATCCTCTTTTGAATCTTTAAAAGGCAAAACATTATCAATCCTAACATCATCCCAAATACTGGAGGCATATCTTTGCCATGTAAGATGTGATAATTTATTTTCCCTTTGATCTCCATTAAATCCAATCCATTTTTTTCTAAAATCATCATAGTTACCATATGTTTCTTTATGATTTTCTAAAAATGGATTTTCTCCAAAATATTCAAAATCATTTAAACCATTAGGATGTTCAACCGGTATTTTATTTTCTCCTGTTTTTTTAAATATTAAAACATAATCAGGCATTGCAGTAAAACATCTTGTAGCATCTTCAACTATAAATTTATGCATAAGACTTTGAACCATTGTTCTCATTCTTACCTTCAAAGGTTCTTTCCAAATTGTGATACGGTTATGATATTGGAATCCATATTTTTCATGAATCCTAATTACCTCTCCAGGAAAATCCCAAAGCCTTCCAGTATTTGTATGTACATCAGTAACATGTACCGCATTTATCCTACCTGGTTTTGTCACCCTTGAAAGTTCATATACAAGATATTCATATTGTTCAAGAAATTGTTCTTTGTTTTCGCAATTGCTAAAATCATTTTCATGACTTGAATAATTGTAAAGACCTGCAAATGGTGGAGAATAGATTGATAAGTCAATTGATTCTGTTTCCAATTGATTGATAACATACATGCAATCTGAATTATAAATTGCATATTTTTCAGTGATTGTTTGATTTTTTACCATGATTTAGTTAATGAATGTTGGTTTGATTATTTGTTGATTAAAGTCTTTTTTAATTACCTTATAATTTGAATTTACATTATTTATTAATTCATTGAACATCTTTATAGATTTTTCCTTTTTTATAAGTAATGATTCCATTATTTTAATTTGTCCATCGGATAAAATTAAATCAACTGTTACTGCATGTTTTTGACCAAATCGCCAAAACCTTCTTATAGCTTGATAATATTGCTCATAAGAATATGTTGGAAAATAAGTAGTATGATTACAATGTTGCCAATTCAAACCAAAAGCGGTTATAGATGTTTTGGTTATAAGTTTTTTTATACTACCATTTGAAAAGGAAAGTAATAAATCCTCTTTTTTATCAATATCCATGCTTCCAAGAATCTCATAAGCATCTGAATCCAATTCATTAATCAATGAGCTTTCATCATTAAGATTAACCCAATATACTGATGTTTCATGTTTACTTGCTTTTTGTACTGCGGTTTCGCATCTTTGATTTATAGTAGCTCTGACTTCAGCTTTTATTTCGCTGAAATTTATCGCAGGCATTGAGAATAAAGATGTCTGACCGTTTATTGCCAGGGGATTTATGTTTCTTATTATTGTTTGTATTTCTTGAAGTTCAGGAAGTATGTGTAATTTGTCATTATAACCTAAGTCGCTTGGTTTTTTACATGATATGCTCCATGATCCAACCCATTTCCAAAAATCATTTTCGGCATGAGGTTTTAAGTAAAATTCTTCACCTTGTCTGGCTTTTGAAATTTGAGATAATTTTGCTACATTATTTTGATTATTCTTAAAAAATTTTGATAACATATCCATATAACCCATATATCCCAATGCTTCAGATGATGTACCTAATTCAATATAATCATTTGGCGATGGTGTGGCAGTAAATAGATAACGGTATTTTACTTTTTTCAAAAATGATGTTATTTGAGATTTTATAGCACCTTCAAAATTCTTTAATATACTTGATTCATCCAATATAACGCAATCAAAATTATCTGAATTGAAATGTTCCAATCTTTCATAATTACATATTACTATTTTTGATTTGTATTGACCGTTTTTTGAATACTCAATATCATCAATACCGAATTTTTCAGCTTCTTTTATGAATTGAAAAGCGACAGCAAGTGGGGTAATTATCAATACTGGCTTGTTAGTATGCTTAATATAATTGCTTGCAATAGTCAATTCAATTATAGTTTTACCTAATCCGGTATCAAGAAAAACAGCACATCTACCTTTTTTTATTGCATACTCGGCTACATGCTTTTGATAATCAAACATGGCATTAGGAAAATAATTAGGATTTATTCCAAAATCCTGACTAATATGTTTTTTTGATTCAATAAATTCTTGATATGTCATCATGTTAAAAGAAGATTTCAGATTTGTATTTATTTAGCTTGGCGATGAACTTTTCCAATTCAGCGGTCACTGTTGCCAGTTCCTCAGTCAGTTCTTCGCGTGTGATGCGTAGAATCCATATCGGTTTTACTGCAAGGCGTGGGTCATAGCTCACGAAATCCAGCCATTTAAGATCAGGATTGACGAGAAAGTATGACCAGACCTGCTCCTTGTATTCGTTTGGAATCTTGCCCATACGGATGTACTTTATGTGGGTTTTGGTCTTGGGGCATTTGATTTCTACGGCTCCCTCAAAGCCACCCTCAAAAGCACCCTTGATGCAGCCATCGGGTGATTGGCAAAGGATGTCCCAATCTTCGGACTGGATGAGGCAGGGGTGGTCAACCTCATGACCTGTGATGTTGGAATATTCCTGGATAGCCAGCGGTTCCATATCGATACCGCGCTGCATATCTTCCGACATGAAATCATCATCATCGGGTATGCCGACTTGTTCCTCGGCTATGAGTTCATCGATTAGGGCTAGGTTATCCTTGGCCATCATTTTCTTGAGTCTTGACCCGGTTATCTTGCCGAGTCTGAGTTGGTGCCATTCGTGGCTACCTTGGGTGCAGTCGTGGATTATCATAGCTGTGAAACGATTTCTTCGATGTGTGATTCGTAATCTGAGATATTGTGTTTGATGATGGTGCCATCTTGGGTGACCTCGGTCAAGGATAGGCAAGTCCAACCGTAGTCGGAATGACCAGAGGCGAACTCGGATTCTCCATACCATTTGGAGCTGATGTCAACCAAGGCATCTAAAAGGCGGCTGCCGTTATCGATTTCGATTTGCAGGTGGTGAATCATGCTAGACCTCCCTTCTTGCTATCTTTTGCCTTGATGACATCGGGATGACCTTGCTCATCCTTGCTTAGGGATGTGTAAAGCTTCTTGAGCTGGTCGAGTGTTGTGCAGTCGTTGATAGCTGCAATGGCGTTAGTTGGGTCGATGGTCTTGGCTTTGGGTGCGAAGTCACGGATCCGCAAGGCATCGACATCTTCCCCAAAGGCACGGATTCGGCGCGCATAGATTTGAATCTGTTTGCCTACCCATTGCTCCATGTAGGGAGTTTGGTGGACCTTGGAAATAACCTTGGCGTTGGTGCTGTTCAGAATCATCGGCTTGACCGCTTCCATGAAGTGGATAACGAGGCAGTCCTGTTTTTTGCCATCGGTGTTGGCTACTTGTTCTACTCCTGATGATTTGATGGTGAGAATCATTTCCTCACCTGGTTGAAGCGCATAGGCTCCGATGTAGTCTGGATTCTTAAGTTGTTTCCAGTGCGTTAGTTTTTCGTTTGACATGGTTTGTAAGTTTGGTTGAATACTGTAATTGGTTTTGAGAAAGTGCGGCCCTTTTTGGTGTAGTAAACCCACTCGCCGACTAATGAACTTGTTAATACGATTTCGCCGGTGAAGCGGTTGAAGTAGCAGGTGTTGATTTTTACATCCATCTCTTGAATATTTCGTACTGGTCCTTACCGCCTTTCTTGTATGAGTCTGCTACAAGGTCGATAAGCTTAAGTGAAGCTTCAAGTGGCATATCAATGTTGTAGCTATGCCTGATTTCTCGCAACCTGTCTAGTAGCGGTTGGATGCTTCCTACATCATGGGTAGATGCTGGATTGAATTTTGATTCGTTTGAGATGCTCTCGGCACTGTTCGTTGGTGTTTGGGCCGTGGATGAGCCAGTAAGCTCGGAGTCGCTCGATGAGTGACCAGTTGACGTTGGATGCGATGGTGTCATTTTGTTCGGTTTTAATTGCTAGTTTTTGGATGATTCTGGAGTTGAATTCCTCGATGCTCATTTGGGTAGGGATTTAGTGAATAGATAAACACTTATAACTATAAAGATAAGTGCTGTGAGGAAATGATCTTGGTCTACTGCGGCCATTGCTAGGAATGTCGATAGGAATGCAAATAGTGGTTTCATGGTGTTTTGGTTTAGTTTGTTTGGATTTGGTAGTGGGGGGTTGCCCCCCCCCCTTTGAATTTATTGATTTGTATATTTATTAATAAGATAATCAGATATTAAATCTGCTACATTTTCATCATATTCAAATATTTGTAATTTGAAATTCCAATTTTCTGGATGTATCATTTTACCAAATTTGCTTACAGATAATAGCAATCTGTATTTCATTGATTCAAAGTTTTCAATTGTGATTGTTGTTTTCATGGTGTTTTGAATTAGTTTGATGCCGCTAAATTAGTACATTTTCGTAACCACACAACAAAAAAACCCGTGATTTATTTAATTGGCTGACTATCAAATGAATAATTTTTAGTTGTTGTTTTTTGTAACTACTTATTTATACATTTGCGCCCATGTCAAAACTGAGAGAATTAATAAAAAGTACTGGCCTAAAGAATGAGTACATAATAAAGCGGACCAACATTCCGCGCAATAAGTTTTACATGGCCTTAAAAGCTCCATCATTATTATCGATGGATGAGCTAGATAGATTATCTTTCGCCCTTCAAATAGAGAAAAAGATACTCATTAAGCTTATCAATGACTGACACTAAACTACCCGACCTGATCCTGGACTCCTTGGA